TCAATTGCAATATCCGCCGTAGCCCGTCGGTAAAATTTGATCTCTTTTCATCCATCTTAAGTCACTCGATGTTTGGACTTGAACGATAGAATCTTGAACACTCACAACTAAGCCACAATTCGTGTTATCGCCAATTTTAACTGTCTTGCGAAATTTAGATAAAACTTGCGCTTGTTCAGCAGCTTTAGCATTTTGTCGATCTTGTTCTGCAATAGCAGCATTTTTTTCAAGAATTCTTTGTGCTTGCGCAGCAGCAGCTTCACGAGCCTGAATATTTGGAAGTTCCAAGCTGAGCTTACTAACCAACATGTCAGGATCATAATTTGCACTTTTATACTTATCAATAAACAATTGATAACTTCGTGCCGTAGGTTGATTTCGTACAAATTCGACATTACTTTTATATATCGTTTGTACTATAGATGCACTAACAGCATCACTCTCCAGTAAGCTATAAAACTTTATTGGGTCATATACAACAGTATGCCCAATACTAGTTCCTAGCGTGAATAATGCCCCCACAGTATTTTGAATAATACTGCTAGCAGGTTTTTCCCTAATAAACGTTGATGTGCATAAGCGATACTTATTGCTAATTTTATTTAGTGCATCTAAACCATAGGCACAATTAGTCTCGCCATAAGTATTTTTTGTCTCTGACGAGCCAAGTTTATCGAATTTAGGTTCAAAATCTGCTCCAGTAAGTAAACTTTCATGAACTGCAATGATTTCATTGCCTTTAACCCAATTTTTCCTTACTGCTTCATAATCACTTGAAACAAGACTAACTGATGGATCAGGCTGACTCATATTGATCAAAAAGTACCAATTGGACACATTATTTTTAATTTCAGCATATGCAAAATTTGAAGAAATTAGCGCAGCACAAACGATAAAGGAACGAAACATGATTGCTCCAAAAAATATATTGTTTAGATTTAAGTGTTTATAAATTTAACTAACGGTTAAAAGAATGAAGGGATCCGAAAATTAATGGTGAATTTAACAGACAAGATGCGCTCAAATGGCATTGATAGAGAACAAAGAAACGATAAACACATAGGATTAGACTCTAATTTTTAGTAGTTGGTGACTTCCACGAAGGAAGCCACCAGTTTGCAACAATACAGACGAGGTATAAGCTGCAAGTGCAATATACATGAGACTGTTGAGTACATCAAACCTAGTAGAATTGACAGGTATAAAGCACAAATTTTAAGCAAAATTCCACTCATGATAAAACAGCACCGATGAGAACCCTTGCCGCTCACCCCATGACAATGCACGACCAATATCCGTAAATGTTTTAGGGTCTTTACGTTGTGTGTGAAGGCGATTTGGTTCACCCAATCTACCCTGCACTTTGATGAAGACATGATATAAGTCATCCTCAAACCTTAGAACAAGCTGAACCCCTTGAGGGTAATTCTTGAACAAAGTTTCCAAGTCTTTTTGCATAAATATTTTCATTATTAGAATCCAATCGTTAGTAAATTCAATCAGGTATTTTTTTCAACACAAAAAGTTGTGTTAACACAACTTTTCTAATATTTGTTCGTTTGTTCTAAGGGTTTAAACTCTGCGGCGTTCCTCGCTCGTGCCTCGCTGCGGTACGGCGCATCGTTTAAACCCTTATCCTTATTCACTAATCTTATCAATTTGCATTAACAAAACAATTTCAGTTCGTGAATCTGAATTGGAATGACCACGCATGAATTTTGGTAAGAATGATAATCCTGATGATGCGTTTAATGTCTTTTGTTGCGTCAAACCACCAATCATGATGAGTTCACCATCTTTTAAACTGACTGTCGTTGATAGACTGCGTTTAATCAGTGTCGGGGAATTATTGACACCAGAGGTTGTTTGCGCGAAATCCGAAACTTGCTGATTTACATTGAGATCAATGATTTTGTCATGGACTGTCGGGGTTAAATCAAATATCACGCCTGATGATTGGTAGACCACCGATTGAACTGGCGTTGTGCCGTTCTGGGTATATATCACCGCGCCAAGTGTCGGAACATCTTGTCCAACTTGTAGAGTGGCTTTTGAACCAGATTGCACACGGACATGAGGCGTTGAGATTGTCTTGAAATGTGAATCTGCCGCCAATGCAGTAAATGCCATTTGAAAATTAGCACCTGTTATTCCAATCGCGTTTGTTTGGTTAGTTGTACTTCCCTGCCCTATATTTACGCCTACAGAACCACCGAATGCTTTTAATGCCAATGAAAAAGCTGTGTCTTTATTGTTGGATAAATCCACCTCATAGACCACTGCATTCACAATCACGTCATTGGTACGCGTATCCACTTTATCCAAAACGGATTTTAACAGCTTGATATTGCTTGCACTGCCTTGAAAAATCATCACTTCGGAATTGGTATTAATGAGTGCAGCCGCAGAACCTGCTGGAGCATTGCTTGGTACAGGGTCATTAGGATTGGATTTGATTGAACGTTGGACTGTAAAAGAGCCATCTTTAAACAGCTTACTGGTGAGATCGACAATATATGAGGTTGTCCGATATTTAGGTGTGTAAATGAAAATATCAGAGACTTGCGGGAGTTCTTCATCACCGCGAACTGCGACAAAATCGACACCATTTTTTGTGATGAGCTTGAATCCAAGCGAGTTTAAAAAATTAGTCCAAAACTGTTTAAAGTCACCTTTTGATGAATCAAAACGGAAACTGACCAGTCGCTTGTCATCTAACAATGCAGGGTCAATGACATAGGGCTGTTTAAGACCTTCCGCATACACCATATTGATGACTTGAGCGACATTGACTGATTGAAAATTGAAACTAGGCTGTTTTTCATAAGCGAGTGCCGATGACGTGATTGAGATCATCAAAATAGTAGGAATGATCTTCATTTTGGCGGCTCGTAATTGACTTGGGCTGTTGATGAACTACCTGTCCAGTGGGTGACTCTCTCACCATCAATCGTGCCAATTTGAGACAAACCAGCACCATTAAAAAGACTTGGTGATTCAAGACGTATGTTGCCGCTTTGATCGGAAATGATGACCCAATCGCCTGTTAAGGTACTCACAAAACCTGAAATACGCCAGGTTCTTGAGAAGTTAACTATTTGTATATTTTGGGTTTGTCCTGTGGTCGGATTAACTTGTTGTACCGATACTGGATTATTGACACTGATTGGATGAATTGGCTTGGGATGAAAAAACTTCCAAACGAATGTAAACGCTATACAACCGATGACGATTAAAGCAGCGATATAGAACCATAGCGTTTTACTGGCAAGAATGTTTTGTCGCTTATCTATGCTGGTTTCAACACCAACGCCACCTGAATAGGATTGATACAACGGAAATATGTTTTTGTCGTACTTCTTAATGAAGTAGCTAATTCTGGTTTTTAAGGTGAATTTTGAGCCTTCGTACAGATCAACACGGTATCTATTAGATGAGCCAAATGCCTTGAATTTCTTCATCTTGAAAGCAAATTCAACCACATTCTTAACACTACGATGCAAGCCGCTAATGTCTTGGGTCATCAATACAATGTCAGATGATAAATTCGTTTCAGGATGAATATAGTGTCTGTGCATCCTGAAATATTGCATGTGCTCAGGCGACACTTTGCCACAGTCAGTTCCCCAAAATCTCCATGCTTCATCAATACACACGATGTCACCACGTTGAACGACCGTTTCAAGTTCTGGTGCTTCGCTGTCATAGAAAAAATGCGGATGTTTAATCACTTCATTGGTGATGTGAATGATCTTGCCATATTTACTAGGGTCAGATTTAGGATACTTTTTTTGAAGGTATTCGCTGATTTTAGCCTCATCAATGCCGTCAACATTAGTCACGACCGTGCGGCCATTTGAAATGGCACTAACGATAACCGAACTTACTACTTCATAGGACTTGCCAGAACCTTGTAAACCGCAATAAACGTTTAATGACATTACAGAACTTCCCTAGCCTATGATCGGAATTCGACGAATGATGAAACGTGAGACATACGCCGTCAGGATTACAGGCAATCCGAATGAAAAATTGAATAGGTCAAGGAAGTACCATACTGCTGAAGAAATACCGCCAAGTGAGCCAGACAGAGAGCTTGCCGACGGTAAAATCCCTGATGTAGTGAGTACCTGAAGAAATTCTGTCGTGATGAAAAATAGTGCGAAAAAGACACCAAATTTAATGATGACTGATCTAAGAATAAATCCTAAAACTGAATTGAATGCAGATAGTAATATGCCAAACATGCTAAGCCCTCAATACGATGGTTGCGGCAGCAATGAGCCAGACTAGAGCCATAATTGCGTATAAGGCACTGCGTTGTTGTTCGGCTAATGTGCATTGCGCATCCATCACGATAGATTTGCCAAAAAGATTGAATACTGGTTTGGGGCAAACTGACTGGTGAGATGGCACAACGAAACTTTTAAAGTCAGGAAATAGACTCAATATGGGCTGTAAAATCATGGTTGCGGTCGGTGTAGCTTCTAAAGTAGGTGAACCAATAGCAGGGTCATCACCTAAATTCGTTAGGGGTTGAGACGATGCAGGATTAACGGAAGTTGAAGGATTGCTTACTGGGTCTGTCGTTTGTGTAGGTGATAACGGCAGAATGAATGGCTTATTTGATGGGTCTTGGGGTCTAACAAAATCGCCAACCGTTGGATATGTTGTAGGGTTTGCTGTCCTATAGGTGTCCACATCAGTCGCTGTGATCGGGTTTGTTGCGTCATAAGGTATTCCACCGTAATTAGGTTTAGCCGCAGCATCACGCCAGTGTTTGTCGGCAACCGCAGCTAAAACTGCTGGGTTCAAGGGTTTATTAACCTCATTGGATGCAAGCACTTTATTGACCGCTTGTTGTGGTGTTAGCGTTTGTGGGGCTGGTTGTTGCACTGGTGGCGATGGCGTTGGCATCACTAATGGTATACAGCCTGATTGAGATGATACTTTGCCGCTAGGACACGTCAATGGTGCGCCAGAAGCATGATAATCGGTAGTCAGTGTGTTGCCATTCCCATCAGGAAATTGAATATCACAGGCAAATTGTACTGTTGAGGATTGATAGCAAGATGTGAAAACAATGTGTTGGGCTGCATAATTATTGAGGTTTGCCCATGCAAAAAGCGGTGATAATGGGTCAGCCGCGTAAATTTCTGTGCCATAAGTGTTGACCCAATAAGGTCCACCAGCCGTTAATCCACCCGTGGCAAGGATTGGTGCTGCGTTATATTTCATATTTTTTGTGGAAGAATCTGCCGGAAACAGCCAAGTTGTCACGCCATCAAGCGCAAATGCCACACCCACTGTAACGACAGCACCCACACCAACAGCGGCAGCAACTGTAACCCATGCAGGGGCAGTGATTGCACCCACTGTAACAGCGGCAGCAGCACCCGCAGCAGTTCCAATTTCAGCAGCAAGGACACCATTCACTGCGCTAATCGTTTGGGCATAGCGCGGGTCATTGGCTGCAAATCCGCGCTGTTTCGCCTTCTGTGAAATCACACCTGTAATTGAGCTTTGCATTGGTGTAATTTTTAATGCACCAGCAAAACAATAGTTGGTTGAGGCGATAAGCAAAATGATTGTTAGCGCTATTTTAGGAAATGTAAATCTAGCCATTTTTAAAACCACTCACTACTGCCCAACCTGATGCAATTCCGAATATGAACATCGCTAAATACCAAAGGTCATTTGAGGTCATAAATTCATCCAAAAAACTTGGCAAATTCACAATGAAGATGCCAAGTGATTGTTATTAGCCGCCTTTAATCATGCCAATAACGGTTTTGGCACCTTTAATGGCAACATAGACACCCGCCAGAATTGCAGCAATTGCCAAAATTGCTACGATAACCGTGCTTAAATCAACCGCTGATGTGAGACTGCTAAAATCAGGAGGTGTTGGCGCCGCAGCATTGGCTGCTACTGGAAACAATGTCATGCAAAGTGCAATTGCTGATGCAAGGAACAGTGCATATTTGTTTTGTAAATACTTCATGATAAAACCCTCAATAATGCAGAAAAGCCTCTGCTCGCAAACTGGCTGTTTAGCCAAGAATTAGGAATCTGATAAGTCTTTTTTGAATTTAGGAAAACGTTCTGAAAACAAAATAATCAGGAAAACACTTACCAAGAAACTACCTAAACTCAAAAAATAAATATTTATAAATACATTGAAACTAGATGCTGGTAAAAAGACAGAACCTAAAAATAGGAACATCAGAAACAGGGTGATGAAAGAAAGACCATTAATTAACAAATTTAAGAATTTCATGATTTAGCCTCTTTTAATAAATCCAAGAATTTGCCCTAGTACATGCGAAACGAGGAACAAGGTAATGATCGTAGAGAACGATAAAAACCAAAATCCTGCCGCCGCTGTGTAATCGAAATCTGGCATCGTTTGATCTATTGGAGACCATGACGTACACGTTTGAACTTGTGTCGTTTGGTCAGGTTGAGACAGTGCCAAGCAGACGTATGTGGTCATGGATTTTTCTTCTCAATTTCAACTCTCTGTTTCAGCAGACGAAAATCATCGGTTGTCGGTTTAAGCAAGGTTAGTTTTGGATTTGGATGTACGATTGAAAATCTAAGCTCACAAATCGTTTCAATGTCTTTCGTTCTCTTCGTTCCTTTAGTCACCGTTATGGTGAAATCTGGCGGAATGAAAAACAGTTTGTCGTCATCCAATGCCTGCAAACTTTCTACAATGGTTTTTCGGAGCAAATCGCATACTTGCTCATACAAAAATTTGTAGAGCTTTTGGCGATAGACCACTTGAACGTTTACGGACATTGGATGACTTGCCTCTTACGCTTTAGATGGATTGGCAATTGGAACTAAATCCATAAGGATGTGACGGGAGCTTTTACCCGTAGTCACCAGTTCAAGCGTGATTTCTGCTTTAAACGGATATTGCAGTGATGCAATTTTTGCGAAGTTTTGGGATGTTCCCCACGGATATTCAGCCGTTGCAAAGCCTGCCCCATCCCCAGTTGTTGGGTCTAACATGGCTTGAACATAGACTTTGGTTGAATCGTAAGAACGACCCTCATACTCACCTTTAGAGCGTTTTGCACCAGTAACGATGACTGTATTTGACATGGCTAATTTCCTTTAATAGACGACCCTAAAAAAACGCTACCTCAACGGTCGAAAAATTGAGGACGTGTTGAAGCTCAAGCAAAAAGTGGAGTTCTGCCTGTTGGTTTTGGTACGACTTGGAATGAATCGGGATAAATTGGTTTTGGTTCAGCTTCTAAACCGATTTTGGCGTAACGAAACGACATGACTAAACGCTTTGGTACAACATCAGGGTCAGGATGAGTAACTAGTTCAAACAATTCATCTCGTGAATAGACGTGCTGTAAAGCCGCAAAATACTTGCCGTATTGAGTTTTAATAGTCTTTAAAGCCGAATCGGTATTAATTTCAGCAGTTTTTTTGATACGCTCAAACTTGCATGGTTCTGCAAATTGGTCGAAATCTTTAAAGCATGGATATGCCTCAACGAAATATCCTGTTGGATTAATTAAAATATCAAATGAAATAACAGTCGTTTTATTCTTAAATTCGAGTTCAAAACGTGTCCAAAGACTGCTTGGATCACCTTCTTTTTTTCCTTTTTCGTATGCTCTTAGATACTTATCACATTGGCGTGAGCCTATTGTGGCAGTACGTCCCTTCCCACTTGGGCGTTTCCAAGCTCCTTTTTGTTCGTATGTTGGTTCAATGCCTGTACCAAAATAAAACCCACCGTTGTCATCTTGTTCACTTACCCAATCAACGGAGTATTCACCGTTGAAAAAGTCTATTGCGACATCGACACGGGATAAAGTGGCACGAGATGCAACCTTAGATAGAAAATCATGTAAGCGTTGTTGCCATCCATCAGCAGCAAGGGTGCATCCTGTACCTGAGAGCATGATGAGGATTTTTCCATTCTGCCCACCAGCAAGCACTAAACCAACGGATTCACCATGTTGATCAACTAAATTCCATGAAAACGCAAAGAAATTTCGCCCTTTATCGTTTTTCTTACCTATATGAAACCCAAAAATACTATGCACATGTAAATCGACATCTAGTTCAACGAAGTGCGTAAATACTTCCTCATAATTTTCAGGATTAATATTTTTAAGGATATTTTCACGACCAGTTTCAATCCCAAAGCCAAGATTAAGCCAATCAATGAAACATGACTGTCCTGAAACAGGGCGAGACACTGCCATGTACTTAGGTTTACCGTTCACTAGAATCAAAGGCTTAAAATTGCTTTCTTGACCACTTATGGTGGACATATCAGATACCGTTACCCACATCTTATTAAAGTGGGATAACTCGACATCTACTACAGAAAAATCGGCAGGGTATGATGAATTATTGACCAATTCGGAATCAAATTGATCTTCTAAAGCAAAATCATAAATGTCTTTATTCATGATCATCACCCAATTCACGCAAAGTCGTAATCAGGTGTGAGTTTTCTTCGCCAATTATTTCAATCAGCGCAGAAATACGAGAAGCATCGTAATAATTAGAACGGCAGACTGTTTCGATACACTGGAGGCACTCAAGCTCTAAAGTCGCAGTATTGCCATTCATGATGTGATGAACAGCAGCATCACTAACAAATTTTGAAATGGCATCAAAAGCCGACTGATGAAAATCTTGCGGACTTCTAAAATTAGGTGCTACTACTGCTGCAATCATGCTATTCACCTTTTTTAAGGACGAAAAAATCTAGCCGCTGATAAATGCGGTTATTAAAAAATAATAGTTAGTTGAATTTAAAACTTACGTGACTTACATAAACATAAAGAAATATAAATCACTGACGGAAGTGAATATAAATAAATATTTTGATAAAAAATATAAAAATATAAGTACTAAAATTACATAACATTACAATAAAATATTTTTATTTTTCAAATATACTCTGTATTTATTGACTGAATAAATCAGAAATATTTTTAGAAAAGCAGACTTATTTTTTCAGAATAATTAGTTTTAAAAAAACTGCAGTTACTGATCAGTAACTGTAAATACCCAAAAAAATATATTGAATTAAAACAAAATGATATGAAAATATGGCTTTTTTACTATTTACTTAAATATCAAATAGTTATGATTTTTGGTAATTTTTCACATTTACAGAGTTTCCGATCAGAAACTCACTGATTTTTATCAGAAAAATTGCACCACAAAAATAGATTTATAAATTAAATTATTTCGATAAAATTTTTGGAGTACATGTAGAAATTGATGCTTTTGATGATTGTATAACATTTGTTAACACCTAACTTACTGTTTTTACATAACTATTAAATTATACGACATAAGTACTGCGCTAATCTATTGAAATAAAATGACTTATACTTATATCAACCACTTTCGTTTTGCCTCATTTTGATAACTCTTCTTTTTGATAACTCTTCTTTGTCCACAGCAAAGTCACCACTTTAGAGAGTATTGACGATTACGACACCAATAAATTATTTATAAAGCGTTTAACTTCTTACTCACGACCTATGTGCGGCTAAGCCCACACGATTAAGATACTGATCATCTGCAGTGATGATCAAATCATCATCATATTGTTCGACATCAAAGCTTACACCCCGAATGCGATGATATTTCAAAGAGTCATCTATAAAACTTGGACTAAAACTTTTAGGAAACAACGCTACACATCCTCCAGACTTATTCTGTTGAACAGACAAATACATTAACCCATCTACTTGCTGATTAAATGACAAACTCAAATACTCAAAAATAACTTGTGTAGACAAATATGGATTACGATTTACTCGTCTTGCTGGTCGAGACATTTGGAATACTAGTTCTTTAAAAAAGGCAGCCGCATGAGAAAATTGAATAAAATCTTCATGAAATATATCTATATTAGGGTTAAAAGAAACTAATTTGTTTAAATCTAACAA